TCAGTCCTGCACGGGCATCGGGAGCGTCAGGATACGGGACAGGGGCGGCACAAAGCCAGCCCCCTGGAGCGTCCGTCCCCCGTCCGGCGTCCATCCGCACACCGCCGCCCCGACCGCATTATGGGCCTTCACCGCGCGGATGGTGTCGGCACTGTCGGTCCGCGACCAGGCGATCGGCTGCGCCGCGCCGCAGAACACCTCAGTCCCGCCGCCACCCGTCGTCGTCGTGCAGCCGCTCACCGCCATCGCGCTCACCACTGCGAGCGCGCGTGACCCGCGCCAGATCGATTGCCGCGTGTGCATCCCGCTTTCCTTTCGCGTCGCGCTCCGCCCACCCCTGTTGCCGGGCCTGCCGCCCGTGGGCGAAGGCCGCGAGCACCGCGCCGAACCCCAGCGCAACCGCGCCGGCCTGTCGCAGGCCGAACAGGCGCGCCACCAGCACCAGCACCGGCACGGCCAACAGCCCCCCGCCCGCCGCCTGGAGCCACCAGGGACTGCCATAGACCAGCATCTCCCAGAGGCGGCTCATGCCCCCTCCCCCGTCGGACCGGCACCGGGCAGGCGCAGGTCGAGGGCCTCCGCCATCTGCGCGCGCCGCCGCGTGCGCGCCCACACCATCACCAGGCCGCCACAGGTGAGGACGAGCCCCGCCAGCGTGAGCGCCGTGAACAGGAGGGAGAGGCCGCGCGATCCCGCAGCCAGCGGCGCGATCTGCTGCGCCGCGTCCGCCAGGGCGGAGGCCAGTACACCGCCCGCCGCCGCGCCCAGCGCCGCGCCACCGCCGGGCAGCGGGACGGCGCTGCTCACCGGCGCCTTTGCCGAAGCATCGCCGGCCGGCGGCACCGCCGCAGCAAGATCAGCACCCGCCATGTCCCAGATCCGCGCACGACGCCGCACATCCGCCACGCGGCGCGCCCAGCCGGCGCCGAACACCGGCCAGGTCCGCAGGCTGCGCAGCATGACGAGGCGGCGGTCGCAGACGGCGTCCACCAAAGCGGCGCGCCGGCCCTGCGCCACGGCCTCGGCCGCCGCCGCGCACGTCACCGCGCCCACCTGCCCGTCGACCGGCACGGCCAGCGCGCGCTGCACCCATTTGGCGGCCTGCACAGGGCCGGAATTCACCGCGCAATCGAACAGCAGATAATCGATGCCGGGCGGCAGGGCATCGCCGGCGATGGCATCCCAATATTGCCGGCGATAGATCGCCACCAGTTCGCTCTCGGCGATCTGCCGCACGGGACGCGGCGGCAGATCGCGGGCGCGGCGGTCGGCGTCATACACCCGCTGGATGATGCCCTTCATGGTGGGTCCACCGGGGTCTGCGGGATGGTTGGAATAGCCGCCCTCATGGGCGAGCACATGCGCAAGCGCAGTGCGGAAGCTGGACGCCGCCATGCGGTGCTCCTATGATTCCGAAGGGATCATGCGCGACCGGCCGGCCTGCGCCTCCTGGGTGCGGCGCGCGCCGGTTGCGATTGGGATTGTTTGGATGGACCGTCTTCTGGGTAAGATCTTCTTGATCCTGACCCTTGTATTTCTAACGTTCGTCTTTTACCTGCAGGCGAACTCGATCGGCATACTCTATAACTACGATAGAAACTCGCACGAGATCGAGTGCATGTATTTCGCAGGCGTGCACACCTATAAGATTACACACCACAAATCGGTCCGCGGCTGCCCCATCTGGCAGGAAGTCTACTGATCTGAGGGCGGCGCGGCCGTCAGGTCCGAAACCGTCTCCACCGTGCGCCATTCCGCATCCCCCACGGCCCGCAGGGGCGCCTGCGCCAGCAGGTGCTGGCGCCCGGCATGGGCGGGATCGTCCAGCACCTCGGCCGGCAGAGCGAAGCTGACGCCATCCGCCAAAGCCACCGGCTCCAGCGCATGCCCCGCCTGCGTTGGTCCTGCCACCGCCGCCGCGCCGGCAGCATCGAGGATGATGTAAAGTGAGGTCATGGGGCCTCCCGGCTTGCTGATGAGACGTGAGCGCGCATCACACGGCCCCGATGCTGGGGTGGGACAGATAGGAGCGCAGGGCCGCGTAAAGCGCCGCCACCTCCTCCACGTTCAAAGCCCCGCCGATGACCACGCAGGCATATTGCCGGGGGTTCAGGCCGCTGATTGTCCCGCTCTGGTTGATCCCGCCCACATAGAACGGCAGATTGTTGAGGGCCGTAGAGGTGGTGGCGAGGGTGCGGGTCCGCACACCATTGATGTATTTGTCGGCGGTGCTGGCATTTGGCCGGGACCACGCGAAAAACCCCCGACTGGTCGGGCTTGCATCGGCCACGAGCGCCCCGCCATTGGCAAACCCGTTGAAGAGATTGCTGGTCAGCCGCGCGTGGATCGTCGCCCCCGTCGCACCGTTGAAGGTGCCGATGTCATTGGAATTGATCGCCGATTCCGTAAGCGACCAGATCCCGAGGAACGCGCTGTCCCGCACGAATTTTGCGCCAACTGCGGCAACGGGATTGAAGGTCGTGTCCAGATAGCTGGTCGTGCCGTTCCCGTTGAAGCCCCGGTCCACCGTGAAGGTCGGGCTGTTGACGGCGGTCATCGTGTAGGCGGCCGACACCCAGTTCAGCCGCGCGGCTTGCTCGTCATGCGCCGCCATCAGATAGAGCGCGTCGAGCTTGGCCCAGATGCCGGCGGCGAGCAGCGCCCGCACCAGCGCGTCGATTGCCTGCGCGCGGGCCGCTGTGGGCGCAACGCTCATGCGCGCCACCAGCGCCCCGGTCTGGGGCGCGCTGCTCCGGCGCGGACGGAACAGCGCCGGGTTCGCGAGGGTCATGCCGAGGCCGCTCATCGGTCGCTCAGGGCATAGAGCACGACGCCGGCACTCGTCCCGGTGGCCCAGACGCGCCGCACCTGCACCGGCGGCAGCGGTTGCAGCCCCGGCTGCGCCAGGACGGTGACAGCCTCAGAATCGCTCAGCGCGCCGACCGGCGTGAGGCGCACGCTGGCGACCCCGCCCGCCACGTCCGCAGGCACATAGAGCCACAGGCTCTTGGCGTAGGGATCGAGGTCGAGCGTGTCGGACACCGCCACCTGCCGCAAGCAGCGGGCGGGGGAGGAGGCGGACGGGGTGTGGAGATGCAACGGGTCGCGGGTGGAATCGAACGGCATGGATGTCTCCTCTCGCAGGCAATCGGGGGATGGGATCAGGGGGATCAGGCGCCGGGCGCCGGGCACAGGAGCAGATGGATCGCCACTCGCACCCGCCCGCCGGTGAAGCTGCCGGAATTGGCGCTGAGGCGGACCGGCGTTGCCGCGTAATAAGCGGTGGGTCCGACCACCCCGCTATTCACCGCGCCGATGCTCGCGCCGAGCGCGCCACCGAATTTCGCCCGCTCTGCTGCCGTGCCGCAGTCATAGGAGGCCGCGCCCGTCACTGCCTCCAGCGTCCGGGTGGAGACGGCCAGCACGAGGCCACGGTCGGGGATGGCGATCGAGGTGGCGGTGAAGCTACCGGCGAGGACGACATCCTCTTCCAGCACCAGCGCCTCGATGGCGGCGCGATGGACGCTCGCGGCCAGGGGCGAGATCCAGGAGGTGCCATCGAACAGCAGGACCCGTCGCTGATCGCTCACATAGGCGCGGAAGCCGGGCCGGCAGGGATAGAAATCCCACGCGCCGGCCTCATAGGCCGCAAGTGTGCCGGCCCGCCCGCTCCAGGCGCCGCTCGACCCCCGCCGGCACATACCAGCAGGCACCCTCGGTGGGCGCGAGGGGCGGTGCCGTGACCGTGAGGCTCTCCACCACAAGCTGAACCAGCGCATCAAGCGCGCGGACGGCGGCATTGTGGGTGACATGTTTCTGCGCCTGCGCGGCGGCGAGATAGGGCAAGCCAAGACGGGCGCTTGCATCATGCGCGCTTGCATCGGACATGGCGGTCTCCTGTGTGTCAGNNGGGGCGCGTCGCCTGCGCGAACCGGCCCGGCCCGAGGGCTGCGGACATCTGCGCAACCCGGAAGGTCAGCGCGGTGCAGGGCGCGCCGAAATCCGCCAGTTCATCTGCGGCGGAATAGGTGGCGCGGGGTGTTGATGTCTCGATCACACGGCGCATGGCGGCGCCGTCGCAGATCTCCACCCGATAGGCTTCGATATCCTCCCCGAGCGGCACCTCGGCCACATCGAAGGCGGCGTCGAACCGTGTGCGGCGGACCCAGCTGAGATCGATGCCGGATGGCCCGCGCCGCGCCGCCAGATGCACCGGCGCCAGCGGCAGGAGCGCCGCGCCGCCGATGGTGGCGGCCACCTCCTGCACCCGCTCATCCCCATGGTCGCCATCCGCCGGGCCGACCCGATAGCGCACGGCGCGCCCATAGGCGGAGAGCCCCTGCGCCACCGGCACGACGGCGCCGTTAAGCAGCAAAGCGCGCGTGCCCGCCGGCCAGGGATCCGCACCGGCAGCCTCGGTCCCGGCCTGCCCGCGCAGCAGGCCCGAAAGCGCCAGGACATTGCCAGCCAGCAGTTCGGCCTCGGTGAACTGGATCAGCTCCACCGCGCGCCCCTCGGCCAGCAGCGCGAGGGTGTTGGCGCCATCGAGGACCTCGGTCTCGCTGGCGCTGGAGAGATGCCCGCCCTCAAGGGACACCCTGAGGCGGGACGAGCGATCGAACCGCCAGAGGGGGCCGGGGGCGAGCGGGTCCAGCAGGTCTGCCAGGGTGGCTGCGGCACTGAGGGCGGCGACGGGCGCGAAGCTCGCGCCATCGGTGGACCGCCAGACCGCCAGCGTGCCCGGCCAGGGCGCGGCGACGGCCGCGATATGCTGCAGCGGGACCGGGTCTGCGGCGGCGATCAAAGGCAGGTCCAGCACCACGACCTCGGGCGGCCCGAAGGCTGCGGGCAGGCGCACAGGCGCGGGCTCCAGTGCGGGCAGCTGCGCCTGAAACACCTCCGGCTCGATGGTGCGGGCGGTGATCGCGCGCGCCTCGGCATCCTCGATGCGCAGGATCTCCAGCAGGCGCGCCCGGCCACCACTCGTGACCGAGACCACATCGCCCGGTGCAAGGGTAAGCCGGGTGTGGGGCACGGCGAAGGTCGCGGTCTCGCGCCCGGCCCACAGATCCTGCAACCAGACATCGGCGGCCTGCGCCATGGCATTCACCGGCGCCACAAGGGCCAGCTCCGCGCGCGCCACATGTCGGCTCGCCCCCACCAGACGGCGCGAGGCCACCTGCGCGGTGCGATAATCTCCCGCCGGGTCCATGAAGCTGATGGCCACCTCCAGCGGCAGTTCGCTCTCCTCCGTCCGCACCAGCGCCAGCGGCGGTGCCCCGTCGTTGCTGACCAGATCGTCCTCGCCGAGATGCGCCCGCACGCCGCCGCCGCGCGGCCGGAAGGCGATGTGCCCCTCCTCCTCCCGCGCGTCGAAGGCGAAGGCCCGCGCCAGCGGATCAAGGGCGCTGCGCGCGGACATGGGCCGGTCGACGAGATAGCCGTCCACCACCCCGGTCAGCGCGCGGCTGTCGATGCCGAAAACCCCATGGTCCGCGCACACCCGCGCCACGAGATCGCTGAGGGGCGCGGCGCCGAGACGCCCGGTGAGCCAATGCCCGGTCGCCCAGTTGGCGCCATCGGCCCACACATCGGTTGCGAGCGGAAACACCGGGTAAGGCCGGGCGTCCCAGGTCCACAGGAACACGCAGCCCGGTTCCACCATGCGCCCGCCATAGAGCGGGGCCGCCGGATTGTCGGCAAGGCTTGCCCCCGCGCTGGCATCGAACGTGACCAGCAGGGTTTCCAGCGCCCGGCGCTGGAGAAAATCATCCCGCTGCCGATTGGAGAAGGGCGGATAGCCGCCGGCGCTGGACTTGGCGTCGGGAAACACGCTCGGGCGGTTGGTGCCCTTGTCCACCGCCGGGCATCCGGCCTCGGTGAGGCGCAGGGGCTTGCTCCCGGGCACCCAGGCGGTGGGACTTGTCGATCGCACGCCCGCGATGCGCTCGTGATGGGGCAGGCCCCACCAGGACCACAGATCCTTCTGGCGAAAGATCCAGGGCTCGCCGAAGGCGCCATCGGTGATGGGGACGCGGGCCTGCACCCGGCGCGCCGCCTCATCGGGATAATACCAGTCAAACCCCTCCCCGCCCCGCAGATTATCCTTGAGATATCCGGAGTCATGGAGCGCGGGCGCGATCGCTGCATCGAGATGGTCGGGGCCGTCGCGCCAGTCGGAGATCGGGGGATAATAATCGATGCCGACGAAGTCCACGGCGGGCGCCGCCCAGAGGGCATCGAGGGGAAAGCGCACGTCGCCATCGGCAAACACCTGCGCCCCATATTCGGTCCAGTCCGCCCCGTAGGACACGCGGGTCGCGGCACCCAAAATGGCCTTCACATCGCCCGCCAGACGGGTCAGCGCCGCGACAGCGGGAAAGCCATCCTCCGCGCCGCGCACCCGCGTCAGGGCGGCAAGTTCCGAGCCGATGAGAAACGCCTCCACCCCGCCCGCGAGCTGGGCCAGCAGCGCATAATGCAGGACCATGCGGCGCAGGCCCCAGTCCGGGGCGCCGAGATAGAACAGGATGCCCGCGAAATTCANGAAGTCGCTGGCCCGTGCCGCGCCGAACAGCGCGGCGATCTGGGCATCGGCGGCNGGNGTGCGCNCGGGCGAGCCNGNCCGNNCGGGGGCGGGATCGCAGGTGATGCGCCCGCGCCAGGGATAGGCCGGCTGNGNGNCCGCGCCGGTCCAGGGATCGGGGCGAGCATTGCTTGCGGGAATATCCATCATGAGGAAGGGGTTGAGGGTCACCTTGAGCCCGCGCGCCCGGAGCGCGACGAGCGCGCCCACCACGCTGATATCGCTCGGCGTGCCGCCATAGGCGATGCGTCCCTCATGGGAACTCACCGCCTGCACCGCGAGCCGCGAGAGACCGTTGACCGCCCAGCCGTAGAGGGTAGTCGCCTTGTTCGTCCGCTCCACCTTGGGGCGGATGGTGCAGGCGCCCGCCCGTAGGTCATCGCCGAACCAGGCGACCACCAGCGAGACCCGCTCCAGGTTCGGACACAGGCCCTGCAACTGGTCGAGCGCGGCCGCGAAATCGCTGGGCGCCGTCACCCCATGGCGGTTCTCGGGCGCATAGCTGCCGCGCCCCAGAACCTGCTTCACCGCGCGCGGCTCATAGCCGAATTCGCTGGCGCCGGGGATCAGCGTCACCGCCCGCACAGTGGGTTCGAGGGTGCCGATGGCGCGCTCCACTTCCACCGAAATCTGCGGCACCCGATTGCCGAATTTCGCCAGCGGCAGGCGCTCGAACACGAGATAGGCGAGGCCGCGATAGGCCGGGGTCTGGCCGGCGCCCTGCTTGGCCGCAATCCAGGGGTCGGGCATCTGATCGGCATGGCCGAGATGCGCCCGCACGATGATGCCGTCGGTCTCCAGCGGCTTGCCGTCGGCCCAGATCCGCCCCACCCGGCTCACCGGCCCCTCGCACAACGCCACGGCGAAACTGGCGTGATAGGCGTAGCTGACGGTCGTGGTGGACGCCGAGGCGGCCCGGCTGACCCCCTTCCCGCCCGACTGCACCCGCGTAGACACCACCTCCTCCAGCCGCGTGCCCCAGATCACCTGTCCCGCGAGGCGCACGCGGCCATAGATGCGCGGCACCGGGGCGCCGGCATTGGAGGTCATCACATCGAGATCGGAGAGGCGCGGGCCTTCCACGGTGCGCCCGACGCCTCCGCCCGCGAGGCTGGAATCCGCCATCGCCCCGCCGAGCGCGCCGAGCGCCCGCCCGGCCACCGCACCCAGCGGGCCGAACAGGGCACCCCCCACGGCGGAACCCGCCGCACCGAGAAGCAGCGTCGCCATGAAACTCTCCTGCAAAAGACTGGGGTGTCAGAGGGTGCCGGGAAAGGCGAAGGCCGCCGCCAGACGGCGGTGCCACCAGGGCGTGAGGGCCGTGTCGCAGACGGCGATGCCGTCATAGGCATGCAGCATCCGGTCGGGCGCGCAGAGGATGGCGGCGTGCTTGGCCGGCAGATGGGCGCGAAACCGGAACAGCAGCACATCGCCCGGCTGGATCTGATCCAGCGGCACGTTGTGCAGATGGCGCGCGGCGGCATCCGTGAGGGTTTCCCGGCGCCCCGCCTCGGCCCAGTCCGGCGCATAGGCGGGCAGATGTTCCGGCTCCGGCCCGATGACGCCGACGCCACGACGACCGCGCACCAGCCCGAGGCAATCCGGCCCCCACGCCGCACACCGAGGCGCGATGGACAGTACGGGCGTGCCGATCCAGCGCCGCGCCTCGGCGATCAGGCGGGCGCGCAGGGCCGCGCTGTCGGCGCTCATGCCAGCACCGAACCATCGTGGCCGCCCTCGCCGGCGACCGCGATGGCCATGACGAAATCATTGCCCGGCATGTGCGGGCAGCCGCGAAAATTCAGCGCGTTTGCGAACCGGTCCCGGCAGGTGGAAAAACGCTTGTCACACCCCGCTGTGAGGGTGAACACATCCCCCACCGCCACGGCCTCCGGGGGACGCTGCCAGAGGTCAAGCGCGCCGCCGGCGCCGGCCCCTGCGGCATGGCGTTTGACCTCCACCGCAAAGCCGATATTCGCGCCGGAGGTGAAGGTCAGGCGCCCCTGGGTGAAGGTGCCGTCAGCGGCCTCCGCGAGGCCGGCGGCCTCCAGATGCAGCGCGCCCGAGACCTGCGTCACGGTGCCGGTGGCGGCATGGGCCGCAAGGTCCACGCCGCATCTCATGTCGCCGAGATCCGCATCGCACAGCGCCCCGAACAGGCGGCCACGCGTCTGGTTCAGCGCATCCGACAATGCCCGCAATTCCACGGTGAAGGCATCTCCTGCGCGGCGCACTTCCCCAAGCCGCGCCCGGCGCAAAAGCAGGTGGGTTTCGGGAGCGGTCCAGTCGATCAGAAGATGGTCGATCATCGCCCCGTCGAACCGCCCCGCGCCGAGATCATTTTCGCTGAGGGTATCGGCTGAAAGCGCGCCGGAGAGTTCCGCGCCGGAGACCGAAAGTCCCAATTCCTGCACGCTTTCGCTGCCGGCAATTCCCGAGGCCGCCTGGAAGCGCACGCCTGCCACCCAGAGGTCGCGATCATGATCGGTGAAGCCGAGCACCGCGCCGTCGCGGCGGGTGATGCGCCAGCCATGAGCCAGGGTGGTCGCCCCGGTGTCGAGCAGCGACTGGAGGGCGGGAGGAATGCTGCGCATGGCGCGCTCCATCAGGCGGGAGGAGAGGCAGGGTCAGGGGGTCGCGTGCGCCTCATGGGCGGATCTCGACCACGGGAATGCGGGGGATCTCGCCGGCGGCAAAAGCGGACAGATTGATCTCGAGATAATCGGTGTCGAAGCGCACCGGGACATCGAACAGGAAGCCCGCCGAAACCGCCGCTCCGGGGGGCGGCGCATGGCCGGGAAGGAAGGTGACAAGGCCGGTCGTGGCATCGCAGCCGAAGGCCGTGCCGATGGCCTGTTCCACCCCGTCCACCGCCACCCGCACGCTGCCCGCGACCGGCTTCACGATGGCGCGCGCATAGGGGGCGTGGAGCACGCCATAGGTCTTGCGCAGGGGGAAGATCCGCTGCGCGCCATCGCCGGTTCCCAGGGCCTGGTCGAGGGGGGAAACGGGGGCATGCGGAAGCGCCGAAGAGGCATCCAGCCGGTCGCGCCAGCGGAAGCCGTAAAGACGTCCGCGGCGCTCCTCGAAGAAGGCCAGGATTTCGTGAAGTTCAGCCAGGGATTTCACGCCAAAACCGGCATCGAAACGCCGGCGCGAATCAGCGCGCCGGGTGTTGCGCTCCTCGCGACCGCTGGCGGTGGTTATGATCTCCGTGACCCGTTCCGGGCCTCCGGAGGCGCCGATGGCCACCCCGAGCGGGAACAGAACCTCATGAAAGGCCGACATATTGTTTCCCCACGATCAATTCTGCATAGTTTTCAATAATCGGCGCCTTGACATAGACTAGCCGCACGCTTTGACTTCGCGCACCTCTTCGAGGATGGAGCCAAAGCATGGCCAAGAAGCCCGAAACAAAACCCGCAGCCGCAAGCGCAAAGACCCCCGCGGCACCCGCAGCGCCGGCCCCCGCAAAGTCACCGGCAAAGGCGCCTGCGAAGGCGGCAAAGGCGCCGGCAAAGGCACCCGCTGCGGCACCCGCCAAAGCACCCGCGAAGGCACCCACTCAGGCCGCTGCAAAGCCGGCCGCTGCCCCCAAGGCAAAGGCCGTAAAGGCGCCTGTCGCCGCTGCGGCGACGCCTGTGGAAGCCCCCGCGCCCGTGAAGGCGGCGCCCAAAGCGGCTGCAAAGCCCGCTGCCGCGAAGCCCGCTGGCAAAACGGCAGCCAAGCCCGCAGCGGCGCCGAAGGCACCCGCGACCAAGGCCGCCAGCGCCAAGCCCGCTGCGAAGGTCGCCGCCAAGGTCGCCGCACCGGCTCCTGAAAAAGCGGCTGCAAAGCCGGCAGTCGCCAAGGCGCCTGCTCCCAAGGCTGCTGCTCCCAAGGCCCCTGCACCGAAGGCTGCTGCACCGAAGGCCGCCGCGAAGCCCGGCGCCGCCCCCAAGGCCGCAAGCGCCAAGATCGAGACCAAGGCGGCAGCGCCCAAAGCCCCTGCGGCAAAGGCAGCTGCACCCAAGGCGCCTGCCGCCAAGGCACCTGCACCGAAGGCACCTGCTGCAAAGGCGGCAACACCCAAAGCACCGGGCAAAGCTCCTGCAAAGCCCGCTGCAGCCAAGCCTGCCGCTGTGAAGACCGCGCCGGCCAAACCGGCAGCGACGAAAGCCGCCCCGGCCCCCAAGCCTGCGGCTGAGGCACCCAAGCCGGTTGCCAAGGCGCCTGCCAAAGCCCCCGCCAAGGCACCCGCCAAGGCGCCCGCGAAGCCGAAGGCTGCGGCCAAGCCCGCCGCCACAGCTGCTGTGACGCCGACCGTCACCGCGCCGGCCGAAGCACCCGCCAAAGCCGCGCCGGAAAAGGCACCGGCCAAGGCAGCGACCCCCAAGGCCGCACCGGCCAAGGCGGCAGCTCCCAAGACGGCAGATCCTAAGGCGGCAGCTCCCAAGGTGGCGGCTCCCAAAGCGGCGGCTCCCAAGCCGGCGGCAAAGCCTTCCGCTGCGAAACCGGCTGCGGTGAAGGCCCCGGCGGCCCCCAAGGCTGCAAAGGCACCGAAGGCCAAGTCCGGAAAATGACCGGACGACGCGCTGCATAAGCGGCGCACGGGTGCGACGCTCGCCCCTGTGCTGCGCCCGCGCAGCCCGGCACGGTGAGCGCCATGCGTCCAGGGGCCGTCCTCCCCTGGCCCGCACAAACGGCCGGAGCCCAGGCTCCGGCCGTTTGCGTTTGGGCGGCATGGTGTGCGCCATCCGCCGCAAGATGCCGGCACGCGTGCACGGTGGCTGCCACGGCGCGTACAATGGGGTATGATGCCTGCGTTATCCGTGCGGCTGGCATGGCCGTGCGCCCCTCACACCGGCAGCAATCACACCGGCAGCAGTCGCGGCGGCCCATGATCTTCTCCCAGATCCTCTCGCAGATGCTCTCGCCGTTTCTTGCCGTCTCCCCGGCAAAACGGGCGCATATGGCACCATCCCAGAAGACAGCGCGCCGGGTCGCGGGCGCTGTGTCGGTCTCGGCTCTTGCAGCCCTGGCCCTGGTGATGGCCAGCCCCATGCCGGGACAGGCGCAATCCATTCCCGGCCTGTCTGCTGCCACCGATGCGGCCGCGACCGGCAAGGCGGCCCCCTCCGCCAAGAGCACGGCCACGGGTGGCGCGAGCGGCAAGACCAGCTCCTCCCCGCGGTCCGCCGGCAATCCGTGCGCCCAATATGGCGCGGGCTTCCAGCAGGCGCCGGGCAGCAATACCTGCGTGAAGGTGACGGGCGCGGTCCGGGTCGATGCCGGGTCCGGCGGCACCCTTGGAAATGCCCCCAATGTCGGCACCGATATCGTGACCGAAGGCACGCCCTACGACCCCTGGAAAGTCAGCCGCTGAGCCTGAGGCCCCTCCCCGCTTTGGGAGGTTCGCCCCGCCTCACAGCCCGCGCTGCCCACGCGCGACGGCGCGGGACACAAGGCCGGAGAGATACACATCGGAGCGGCGGAAGGCGCCGGGGTCCGGCGTGCTCACATTGACGGTGACCGAGGTGCGTGCCCCGGCCGCGCCCCCGCGCACGCCCAGCGCGCCATCGGGGCCGCGCGCCAGTGGCATGATGGCTTCCGGCCCCGCCTCGCCCATCAGCCCGGTTCCGCTGCTCATGGGAAAATAGGTCGGCGCCGCCACCACGCCGCCACGCGCAAACGCCCGCACCGGGCTCGCCTGCACCACGCCGCCCTGCACCACCCCGCCATCGGCAAAGGCACTGGTGCCGAGCACACCGGAGACCAGGCCGGAGAGGCCCTGTTCCACCGGCTTGAGGGCCAGATTGAGGGCAAGCGAGGAGAGCTTCTGGCCGATGCCGGCCACCACATCGCCCACATCCTTGCCCTTCACCGCCACGCTGGTGAAGGCATCCCCCAGGCTGGCGGCAAAGCCCCGCGTCATCCGTTCGGTTTCCGCAATTTCCGCCCGGAACGCGCGGGTATCCGCGCCGATCTCCACGGAAATACTGTCGATCGGCGCATCAAATCCGGCCATCACATGGTCCCTTCCAGTCTAGTCAAGACGTTTCCAGTCATTCCCGGTGGCGCGCGGTCACGCGCGATCGGGAAACCGCCGCACCAGCGCCTCCAGTGCCGCCCGGTCGAGTGGCGGGGGATGCGCGGGCGCAAGCGCCGAGAGGGCGCTCGCAAGTTCTCGCGGCGTCATGCGCCAGAAGGCATCGGGGGGCAGCCGCAGCCAGCCGAGACCCGCACGCAGCGCCGCCTCCCAGGGGAAGGGCGGGGGTGCGGGCCTCACGCCGTCTGCGGCCCCGGAGGGGGGAGATTAGCGGGTCCGGCGGGCACGCCTTGACCGGCCGGCGCGGTGCCGAAGGTCGCCACCAGCAGGGCCGAGACGGCGCGGGCATAACCCACCGCCCCCTCCTCTGCGCGCATGGCCGCCACCTCCGCGTCGCTGACGCTCTCGCCAGCCCCGCGCAGGCCCGCCGCCAGCACCCGCAGGGCATCCGAGGCGGACAGGCGCCCGCACTCGAAGCGCGCGGCCAGCGCCACGAGATCGCCGGCCCCGAACGCGGCCTCAAGCTCGGCCAGCGCGCCAAGGGTCAGCACCAGCGTGTGGGGGCGCCCATCCAGCACCATTTCAATTTCACCCCGGCGCGGGTTCGCCATCACGGCCTCCTTGATATGGGCAATGCGCCCGCATGCACGCAGGGCGCAGGGTCTCACAGCGCCGCGAACACCAGCTCCCCGGCGCTGTCCAGCGTCAGGTCGAAGGTCACTTCGCGGTCATGCTCGGCGCCGATCTCCAGCGCGAGGATCTGGAATGAGCCGGTCACGGTGCCGAAATCCGGGATTACGATCTGGCACGCGAGCAGGGTCCCCTCGAAAAAGGCGGTGCGCACCAGGGCATCGGAGGCGGCATCCTTGAACACGCCGCTGCCGGAGATGCTGGCGCGCTTCACGCCGGCGCCGGCCAGCAGTTCCCGCCAGCGGCCGGCGGACTCCGCATGGGTCACATCCACGCTCGCGGTGTTGAACGCGAGGGTGCGCGAGCGCAGCCCCGCGACGGTGGCATAGGCCGTGCCGTCATGGATCTTCAGCAGAAGATCCTTCCCCTTCTGTGCGGCCATGTCGGTCTCCTTGATGGTGTCGGTCAGGCGGGTTCGGTCACGGCGCGCAGGCGCACGAGGCCGTGGAAGGTGCGCCCGTCCGCCTCGCGGCGGACCTCGGCGGTGGTGGCGCGCAGATTGGCGAGATGGTGGCCCGCCAGTGCCAGCGGCGCATCATGCAGCGCCTGCTGCACGGCGGCCGTGAGGGCGAAGGCTTCCGCCCGCCCCCCGGCCCGTGACCACACATGCAGGGTCAGGCTGAATTCGCTGCCGCCCTCGGTGGCGGTGGACCAGTCGGCCACCACCGCCTCGCCCAGCGTGACGAAGGGAAAGGCGGCCCCGGGCGGCGGCACGTCGTGGACATGCGGCCCGCCCAGCTATGCACACAGCGGCGGGTCGGCGCACAGGCGCAGGCTCATGGCCTGGCGCAGGGCGAGCGCGGGGCTGAGAGAGGGATCGACGCTCATGTCCGCCTCCTCATCTGCGCCGCCGCAGCCGCGCCAGCGCGGGCGTCAGCCAGGGGTCGGGCGGGGTGTCGAGTGTGCCGGTCTCGCGCCGCACGGCATCGGCATCCGTGCTGCCCACCTGCACGCCCGTGCCATCGGCGGCGATCGTGGCGGCGACACCACGCGCCGCAAACTCCTCGGACACGGCAGCGGCGGCCCGCGCGATCCCGCGCTCCGTGAGGGGCGCCAGCCGCGCCGTCAGCCGGCGGGCGATCAGATCCGCGCCGGTGAGGCGCACGAACAGGTTCATCGCATTTCCTCCCGGCAGCGGCAGCGGCTGAAGCGTCCGCGCCCGTCCGGGTCGTGCACGGCTTCCACCGCGAACACCCGGTTGCGCAATAGCAGCCGGTCGCCGGGCGCGACGGTGTTGGGGGCGCGCACGGTGACGCGATGGACCAGCACCGCGAGGCGGCTGTCCTCGCTGGCGGCGGGCTCGGTGCTCACGGTTTCCAGCGCGCCCCAGAGATGATCGAGGGTGAGATAGACGCTGGCGATGCCGCCCACGCCATCGGGCAGGGCCACGGCGGTCTGGTGGGTGAAGCGATGGCGCAGCGCGCCCACCCCGCTCACAGCCGCACTCGGCGATAGGGCCGCAGCAGGCTATCCACCGCCTGCGGCAGCATCATGCCCCCTGCACGCTCGTCCCGGTGCTCGAAGAAATGCGCCAGCAGCAGGCGCACCGCATGGCGCAGGTCGCCCGGCACGGCCTCGGCACTCGCGCCATAGCCGAGGCGCAGATCCAGTTCGATGCCGCCGCGCGCCCGTCCCGGTGCCGGCAGGCGGGCCGGGTCCATCGCGATCAGCGCCGGGGTGCGATCCGCCGCGACGGTGAACAGATCGGGCGCGAGCGGCAGGACGGCGCCGTCCGCGTCATGAACCCGTGCCTCCAGCAGCGCCGAGACCGGGGACAGCGGGGCCAGCAGGACACCGCTGGCGGGCCAGACATCCAGCGTGATGCGCCAGGTCTGCCACAGCAAAATGCGCCCGGTGGCGCTCTCCACCATCTGGCGCGCGGCGGTCAGCAGCATCGCGATCACCCCATCCTCCTCGGCGTGATCGATGCGCAGGAACGCCTTGGCCTCGGCAAGGGTCAGCGGCTCTGTCGCCGGCCCAAGGATCAATTCTGGCATGCTCGCCTCTCCTGTGAATGGGGCCGGCGCACCGGCGGTATCGCGCTCTGCATTGACGGCGGGGCGCGGCAGCGGCAAAAGCCGGCGGATGAAGACCTTTCGACCTGCGCGCGCCCGTGCCGCCCAAGCCCTCACTGCGGCGCTCCTGATGCTGGCGCCGCTGCCCGCCCTTGCGATCGTGGGCGGCGCGCCGGTGGAGGGAGATGTGGCGGCGCAGACCGTGCTGCTGGTGTCCACGCGCGGGGCCTCGTGCTCCGGCACTTTGGTGGCGAGCGACCTCGTGCTCACGGCGGCCCATTGCGTGCAGCCGCAGGCCGATTACGCGGTGGCGCTGCTGGGCCAGGGCGCGCCCCGGCTGATCCCGGTGCTGCGGATCGCGGTGCATCCCGATTTCAATGCCGAACAGTTCCGCACCCGCCATCCGACCCCGGACCTGGCGCTGGTGAAGCTGGCCGAGCCCCTGCCCGCCAGCTTTCGCGCGGCCCGCATCACCAAAGACGGCCTGCCGCCGCGCGGGCGGGAATTCACCCTCGCCGGCTTCGGCATGAGCGCGGACGGGGCGGAAAAGACCGCCGGGAAACTCCGTGCGGTTACGGTCGCCTCCATCGGCACCACCGGGGGCATCATGGTGCGCCTGTCCGGCGCCAGCGGGCCGGCGGGCGCCTGCACCGGCGACAGCGGCGGCCCGGCGTTCCAGGACGGCACGCTCGCCGGGGTGATCGGCTGGGCCACGGCCGCGAACGGCGCCCGGGGCTGCGGCGGGGTCACGGGGGTGACATTGGTGGGCCTGTTCCGGGAATGGCTGTTCCCCACCGCCCGCACGCTCGGCAGCCCGATCCGCGAATAGCGGACCGGGCACCGGCTCGACACGCGCCGGGATCAGCTCACCGCAAACTTCAGCAGCTTGGCGGCGTCGAAATCCTGGATGCCGCCGCCCACCCGCTTGGTGGTGTAGAACAGCACATAGGGCTTGGCGGAATAGGGATCGCGCAGCACCCGCACACCGGCGCGGTCCACCACCAGATAGAAGCGGCGGAAGTCGCCGAAGGCGATGGAATAGGCCCCGTCGGCCAGATCCGGCATGTCCTCGCTTTCGGCCACCGGGAAGCCGAGCAGGCTCGCTGCCTGGCCCGCGCCCGTGGGCGGCGCCCAGAGATAATTGCCGCTCTCGTCCTTCAGCTTGCGCACCTTGGCCTGGGTGCGGCGGTTGAGCACGAAGCTGGCATTCTGGCGGTAGCCGCCCTTGAGCGCATAGACCAGATCCACCAGCGCATCCGAGGGGGCGGTTGCCGAGAACCCACCGGCGGCGCCGGTGGCGATATAGCCCACCTTGTCCCAGGCCCAGGCGCTTTCGGCCACCTTGGTATAGGCGAGGAACCCCTTGGGCTTGGCGATACCGTCGCCGGTGACGAAGGCGGTGCCTTCCTGTTCCGCGAACACCGCGTCGACCTCGCCGGCGATCCAGTCCTCCAGATTGACCTGCGCATCCTCCAGCAGCGCCTGGGTGGCGGCGGGCATGGCGTAGAGCTCCATGGCGGGGAACACCAGTTCCGCCAGCACCGGACTGTCAGTCTGCGGCCGCGCGGCGGTTTCCGCCGCCCAGCCGGTGGCCGGGCCGGACTTCATGAACGGCTTCTTGTAGGTGCCCGCGCCGATGCTGCGCACCCCGGAGATGGCGCGGATCGGCGAGAGGGCGGTGAGGCGGCGGCCGATTTCCTGCTCGGTCTCATTGGGGACCAGATAGCCGCCATCGGCCCCACTGCCGGCCGAGAGCGCCTTCGCCTCCAGCGCTTTCAGGCCCCCGCTTTCGCCGTGGCGCACATAGCTGTTGAACGCATCGGCATGGTCGCACGCGGCGGGCGGGCGCAGGGCGCCGGCGCCGAGGCCCGGCCGCAGGCTCTTGGCGAGATAGGCGTCGATCCGCCCCTTCTGGGCGTCGAGGGCAGCATCGATCCGGGCCAGCTTCTCGCCGGTGAGCACATCGCTCACCCCGCGCCGCTCGATCTCGCCGAGGCGCTGGTCATTGGCCTGCTTGTAGCTCTCGAAGGCCACCAGCAGATC